CGGGCGGCAGCTCTTCGGCCAGCTCCAGCAGGCGGGCCTGGAACGTGGCGTAGTCGCCGGTCTCTTCGGCCAGGGACAGCAGCCCTTCCACGCGCTCGCCCAGGGTGTCCTGGTAGCGGGTGGCCAGGTAGGTGGCCGCGGCCTTCATGGCGTCCTGGTCGGCGCGCTTGCCGGCCTTCAGCGTGGCGATGGCGCCCAGGTCGGCGAACTCGGCTGCGGTCGGGTCGGGCGCGCGCGCGGGCTGGCGGCCGAACATGCCACCCATGAGCGGCAGCCCGAAGTCCTGCGGCTCTTTCTTCGTCCAGTGCGACCCGTAGCGCTCCTGAATGTAGTCCTCGGCCGGCTGGTAGCCCAGGTCGCTGATGGCCTTGTCGGTCTCGGCCGCGGTCTTCAGGTCTTCCTCGGGTTCGACCTTGCGCCAGACGCGCGGCACGCCGGCGCCGGGGAAATTCCACTCGGTCAGCCAGGTGGCCACCTGGCGGGTGAAGCTCTGGCAGACCAGGTCCGCGTCGGCCTTGACCAGGTCCAGGCGCACGTCGGCCTGCAGCTCTTCGTTGCCCAGGCGGCCGGGCGTGCCCTGGCTGCTGGCGGTCTGGCCCACGATGACCTTCGCCAGGGCTTCGTTCATGCGGTCGTACAATTCGTCGTAGGTGCCCGTGCCGCTGCGCGCCGCCTCCAGCAGGTCGATGGTCGCTTCCTCGGGCACCACGATGGCCGACTCGCTGGCGAAGCTCTGGAGCGCGTCCAGGACGGCGTCTTTCAGCTCTTCGTCGCTCCACTTGCCGCCGGGAATCTTGCCGACCGCCGTCGGGGCGCCGAACTTCTCCGCGAACACCAGCCAGAACTTCAGGCCGTTGCGCTTGAAAAACACCGGCCAGTAGGCGTAGTGCGCCAGGCCCAGGCCGAACGGGGAATCGTCGTGGTCGGCGCCGACGGCCACCGTCCAGAACTTCCGGTCGGGCATGCGCTCCCACTGGCCGCGCTCGGACAGCAGCCACACGCCGCCGTCGGTGGAGTAGGCGAACCGGGAACGGTCGCGCACGCGAATGTCGCGCAGGCGCACCAGGTTGCCGTCCGGGTAGAACAGGCACTCGCCGACGGCGTGGCCGTACCAGCGCGCGTACAGCATCTTGTCGGTGATGCGGTCCCACTCCAGGCGGGTCAGCTCTTCCCGGATGAAGTCGGCCGCGGCCACGTCCAGGGGCGAATCGCTGGCGGCGTCCACCTCCCATTCCTTCGACGTGACGGCCAGGCGCCGGTCGCTGAAACAGCTGGCGCACTGGTCGTCGCGCAGCGTTTCCCGGTACAGGCGGTAGTCGCGGCCCTTGGTCAGCAGGATGGTGTCGTCGGGCTGTAGCAGCTCCACGAAGGGCTGCGCCACCAGGGTGCCGCGGCCGCGCACCTTGGCCAGCTCTTCGTGGACGGGTTTCTGCGGCTTGGTCTTCGGGTCGGTGGTGGCCATCGGTCAGCCCTTCGTTCGGCGGGGGTCGCGGCCATAGGTCCGCGTGTCCTGGATGCGGCCGCGCTCGCCCTTGATGACCAGCTCCCCCAGGCGGCCGTTCGTGCGCCAGGCGCAGCGTGCGGTCGTGGTGGCCAGCTCCAGGGCGTCGGCCTTGCGGTCGCGCGTGGCGATGGTCTCGCCGTCGCGGGTGAACTTCCAGCGGGCGGCGCCGGCGGCGCGCTCGGCCTTCGTGGTCGGCAGGACTTCGTAGCGCACGCGGCGCGGCTTGGCGGTGGTCATGGTCAGTCGAAGCCCTCGGTGCCCCTGGGTTGTCGCCGACGCACTCTAGCCGAAGGCGCGCGGGTCTGCCGGGTGCGGCTTTCCGCAGCCGTGGGCGGCGCGGCGCGGCGCGGCGCGGGGTCGGACTCGCCCTGGGACACCACCAGGCCGGCGCGCGTGCCGGCGCTCTTGACCTGCGGGACGTGCGACAGCGGGAAGCTGCGCAGCCAGTCCAGGAACTGGCTGGTGCTGTCCACCTGGTCGTCGTGGACGCCCTTCGTCGGGAAGCTGGTCAGCTCGGTTTCGTAGTCCAGCAGCCAGCTGGCCCGGTCGGGCAGCCACATGCGCCCGGCCTCCATTAGCAGGGTGCTGGTGACCGCGCGGGTGACCTTGTCGCCCTCCGGCTCGATGGCCTTCACCGGCAGTTTCGTGCTGGCGCGCAGGTCTTGAATCAGGCTCTGGCCGCTGGCCTTGTCCTCGACCAGCACCACGTCGCCGCCCCACTTGTCGTACAGGGCGACCACCGCGGCCTTCAGGTCGGGGTATTCCATGCGCTTGCGCACCACGTCCACCAGGTAGGCGTCGCCGGACTCCATGACCGCCCACACCGTGCCCACGCTCGGGTCGTTCACCTGGTCGGCCTTGTAGGCCGTGTCCCAGCTGTGCACCCAGGCCACGACGCGCCCAGGCGGCAGCGCCAGGCGAATCTCCAGGGGCGTGGCGTCCGGGTTGTCCAGGTGGTAGCGCCGCCACCACTTCGACTTGATGACGCCGCCTTCCTGGGTGGCGTACCAGTCGCCCTTCAGCCAGGCCGACACCAGCCAGGACGGGCCGGAGCCGCGCAGGCGCTTCATGTAGCCGGGGTCGCCGGTCAGCAGGGCCGGGTTGTCGGTGATGCGGCTGGGAATGTAGACCCGCACGCGGCCGGTCTCGGGATCCCGGTAGGGCACCATCGGCGGCGCCGGCTTGATGTACCTGTCCACCAGCCACGCCTGGCCGGGGCCGCCAGGGTTGGCGGTCTTGATTTCGCGGATTGGCACGCCGTGCTTGTCGCGCAGCGTCGCGGTCAGCTTGTCCAGCGGCCGCACGTCCGGGAAGTTGCCGGCTTCGTCCTCGCCCAGCCAGTTGTAGCTGTGCCCCTGGTAGCGGTTGGCGTCTTCGTCCCGCTTCAGGTAGCGCAGCTTCAGGAACCCGCCCCACGGGAAGCGCCAGGTGTAGCGCCCGGCCTGCCAGCGCGCGCCCAGCGGCAGGAACAAGTCCTGCGACCGGGCCACCACTTCGTCCAATTCGTCGTAGGTGCGGCGAATCAGCAGGCCCCGGAAGTGTGGCGCGTAGGTCTGCGAGTAGATGCCGGCGTCGCCCAGCAGGGCGTCGGTCTTCCCGCCGCCGCGCGCGCCACCGAACAGAATGTCGTCGGCCGGGCACGCAATCAGCAGGGCCTGGGGGCCGGCTTGCGGCCTCCAGACCAGGTTCACGGGGAAGCCGTCGCGCTGAAGCTCGGCCGCGGTGCCCTTCAGCTGCCGCCCAGGGCTTCGGCTTCGCGCTGCTGCTGCGCCTGCCATGCCGCCTCCGCTTCAGCCGCCCATGCCTCGATGGTCGTATCCGGGCGCATCGGCAGCGTCCAGTGACCAGGCGGCGCGGTGGCGCCATCGACGCCGAAGCCCTCGCCGGTCTCCGGGTTGCGTGCTGCGGGCATGCCCCAGCCCATGAGCCGGGCCTGGGCTTGAATCAGGCGCGTGGCCTCGCGCATGGCCTTCAGGTCTCCCTGGACGGCCTTCAGCATCGCCCTGGCCAGCATGCGCTCCAGGCGGTTGAACGCCAGGGCCTGGAGCTGGCCAGCGCGTTCCTGCTGCTCGGCGTTCAGCTCTTCCAGGGCGCGCTGCAGGTGGCCGTGCACGACGGACGGCGCGCGCTTCACGGCCTCGGCAATCTGCGGGATGGTGCGGCCCAGGGTGCGCAGCTCCAGGATTTGGATGCGCAGCTGGGCGGTCGCGGCGTAGCCCGGCTGGGACTCGCGCCGCTGTTGCGTGGTCTTCGGTGGTGCGCGCTTGGCCCGCGGCTTGGCCGCGGGCTTCGCCTTGTCCCCCTTGGGCACGGGTCAGTCTTCCGGGTCGGAGTGGGTCACCAGGCCGCTGTCCGGCTGGCCGTCGCCATCGCCGCCCACGCCGTTGCCCAGGTGCACCTGCGCCAGCAGGTCGCCCTGGTCGGGGTCCGGTGCCGGCTTGGCAATCTCCGGCTTCAGCTCGGGGCCGACCACCAGGATGACCTGCTGCCCGACCGCGTCCAGCAGGTCGTCGCCGAAGGCGCCCTTGGGGATGACCAGGACGGCCTTCGCGCCCTTCTTCACCGTGATTTGCTCCAGCTTGCAGACCAGGTGGTGCGCGCCGCGGGTGGACAGCAGGCGGACGGTCTCGCCCACGGCCTCGCGGACCTGTTTCGTGATGCGCTCCAGGACTTCGTCCTGCTGGTCTTCGGTCATCTGCTGCCAGGGGCGGGCCAGGGCCTTGACCTCGGTCAGCGCGGCGTCGATGAGCGCGGCGCCCAGCTGCTTTGCCGCCGGCGTGGCCACGGCGTCCATCACGTTGGCGGCGTCGGCCTGCGCGGCTGCGGCCTGGCTGGTGGCGTTCAGCGCTTCCAGCGTGTCCTCGCACCAGTCGCGCCGGCGCGCGTCCTCCAGGTTGTTCCAGGCCATCGCCACCTGGCTGGCGTCCAGGCCGGGGTTCGCCTGGTGGTAGCGCTCGGCCGCCTGCGCGACCAGGTCGCCAGCGCCCAGGGTGTTGCCGTTGGCCAGCTGATACTCGGGCGGCTGCCCTTCGTAGCCGTACAGCGGCGCGTCGTTTTTCTTCGGTGCCATGCGTGCGTCCTCGTTTCGGTGTATTGGGTTTCGGCCCTTCCGGCCGTGCCTATCGGCCTCGCCAATGTAGCGTAGTGCGGGCGGGAATAGCAGGGGGTCAGCTCTTCCCCTTCGGCGGGTGTCGGACGGCGGTCATGCCCGTGGCGGTCTCCCAGCGCGTCACGATGGCGTCGCACCAGGCCGGCTCCATTTCCATCATGCGGCAGCGGCGGCCGCCTTGCTCGCACGCCAGGAGCGTGGAACCGCTGCCCCCGAACAGGTCCAGCACGATTTCGCCCGGTTCGGTGCTGTTGTCGATGGCGCGGATGCACAGGGCGACGGGCTTCTGCGCGTTGTGGCCGCTGCCCTCGGCCTGCTCTTCCTTCGACGCGCGGCTGATGCGCCACACGTTCATGTCGCCCACGGGGCGCTCGCCGCTTCGCTTCTGGCCGGTCTTGCGCAGCTTCGGGGCGTTGGTGGCGAACAGGACCAATTCGTGGGCGTTCATGTACATGGCGCCCATGCCGCCGCCCTTGTCCCACACAATGCAATTCTTCACGGCCAGCTCGACCTCGGCCGCGACGCCCCACCAGGCCGACCAGCTGCGCCAGTCGCAGCAGACGTACAGGTGCCCGTAGGGCTTCAGGTGGGCTTTCGCCATGCGCAGCACGTCACGGAAAAACGGGCGCACCATCTTGTCGTCGGCCACGTCGGACTTCACGCCGGTGGAGCTGCCGAAGATGGCGTAGGGCGGGTCGGTGAACACCATCGCCGCCTGGTCGCCGGCCAGCAGGCGTTCGACGTGCGCGGCGTTCGTGCTGTCGCCGCAGAACAGCCGGTGGTCGCCCAGCTCTATCAGCTCGCCGGGCTTCGTCGTCGGAACCTCGGGGATGGTCGGCGGGTAATCGCCGCCGCCACCGTCGCCGCCCTCGCTCTCGCCAGTGGCCGGGTTCAGGTCGGCCAGGAACGCCGCCAGGGCCGCGTCCTCGACCTCGATGCCTTCCAGCAGGTCGGCCAGCAGCGCGTCGTCGGTGCCGGCCATCGCCGCGATGGGGTCCAGCGTGGCCAGCGCGATGCGCTCTTCCTGTTCGTCCAGGTCCACGTACAGCACCGGGATGGTGCCTTCGCCGCGTTGCATCGCCTGGCGCACGCGCAGGTGGCCGTCGATGACGTGGCCGGTGCGGCGGTTCACCACCACGCGCTGAATCCAGCCGATGGTGCCCAGCGCGCCGGCGAGCGCCGCGGCCTGGTCGCCGGTGTGCACGCGGAAATTCATCGGGTTGGCCAGCAGCTGGTCGGGCGCTTCGTTGCCATCGCCCACGATGCGGTTCCGCCAGCGGTTCGCCGGCTCGGGTGGTGCTGGGGTGTTGCGTGCCATGTGGGTGTCCTCGCCCTGGGTGGTGGGCGGGAGTGTACGGCGCGCGCGGGCCTCAATCCTGGTCGAAAAAACGGAACCCCGCGCACCAGGGGGCCAGTGCACGGGGTCCGGCGACGCCACGAAGGCGGGCTGCAACCGCTGGGGAACGTCGCCGGCGGATGCTCGCTCGCCTGGCCCGGAAACGCAACGGCCCCCTGGGCCTATTCCCAGGGGGCCGTGCTGTCCGCTTGACCTACCGTGTCGCCGGGCGGACTGCCGGGCTTCGGATTCCCGGCCGGAGCCGGGGCGGTCTCTCTTCGCGTGGTGTATGGGGCGCGGGACTGCTCGGGCCGAATCCTACGGCGACGCCGGCGGCGTGTCCAGCTGGCGCTGGATGGCGCGTCGCTCGGCCTGGCATCGCCACTGGTACCAGCGGCACGTCGGCAGGCGCGACAGCTCGATGCGGCGGGTGGCGCGCTCCACGAAGTCGCGGGTGCGGCGCTTGTCGTCGTTCGACAGCCACAGCGCATCCTCCAGGGCGATGGTCAGGCCGAACAGCTCCTGGCCGTTCGTCGCGTCTTCAGCGCGGGTCACCGTTCCCTGCGGCTTGCGCTCCCTGGTCAGCTGTTCCACTCCCAGGCGCACCAGCTCTAAGTCGGTCGCGGGCCTCGCGTCGTTCGCGGGCAAGCTGGCGCAGCTCGCCAGGAATATCAGCGCGCAGCCAATGGTCCAGGTCGGGATTCGCACGGCGCAAGGTCTCCAGGTCGATGGCCAGCTGGCGGGTGTCCGCGGTGATGCGGACCTCCACGCGCTGCCGGTCGGTGGTCGTGGTGGACAGGTCGGCGGCGATGCCGGTCGTGGCGGCCGCGGTGGCGTCGCGGGCCTCGATGCGGGCGGCGCCGGTCTTCGCGTCCTCGCGCCACTGGCGCACCTGCAGGACGGTGGCCACCAGCACGATGGCCAGCAGCAGGTAGATGGCAATGCGGGCCGCGTTGCGTGCGGCCCAGGTCGTCGGGGTGTTCACCATGTGCGCCTTCCTCGCGTGGGGTGGACGCGCAGCATGCGTTCGGCCGTGGCGCCGGTCAATCGGGCCGCGGGAAGTCTTCGTCCGGGTCGGTGCCCAGGCGCGGCTTTCCGCGGCGGTCGGGCTGCGCGGCCGCAGCAGCGGCGGCGGCGGCCATTCGGTCGCGGCGGCGCTGGGCGCAGCGCGGGCAGAACGAATCGTGCAGCGCGCGCCACTCGCCGGCCAGCCTGGCGGCCAGGCCCGCGCCCTTCCATTCGTCGGTGCGCCGGTGCACGCCCAGGATGAAGTCCCACCAGGGCGGCATCGCCGGCGTGGTCAGCCAGACCAGCGCCCAGGACCACGCCAGGCCCGCGCTGCGCCAGGACGGCCAGGAATACCACCAGGTGTCCAGGGTGAAGGGCGCGGCGAGCATGACCACCGACATGACCCCGACGCCAATCAGGCCCAGTCGGCGGACGTGGTCGGTGATGGCCCACTGGTCGCGGCGCATGTCGGACAGGCGCGCGGCCGCGGTGATGGCCAGGATGGCCCAGGCAGGGGCGGCCAGCAGGTACCAGGCGTTCATTTCTCGGGATCCTCCGGGGGAAGGTCGCGCCGATTGTCCGGCGGCGGCGTTACGCCCCCGTCGCGGCGCTTCAGGAACGGCAGCAGGTCGGACAGGTTGAAGCTGCGCACCAGCTCGCCGGCGCGCTTGATGGCCGGCGGCAGCAGGTAGTAGCAGACCAGGGCGGCCAGGCCCGACAGCGCCGCCTCGGCGCCGCCGCTGGCCCACTCCCAGCCCAGCCAGCGCGGGACCACGCCCACCAGCATGCTGGCCAGGATGACGGTCGAAACCGCCAGGGTGACCAGGCGGCCGCGCGGGCGGGCCTGTTCGTCGTAGCCGATGGCCGCGAAGGTGCCCAGCGCGGCGCCGCCGACGGCGGTCAGGCCGACGCCCAGCACCGGGGTGGTCAGGTCATTGGTGAAAAGGCTGGGGATAACCGCAGCGAGCGCGGCGCCGGATGCCATGAGCTTGTCCATGCCGGCGGTCGTCACGGATACCTCGCCGACTTCGGCAGCTCGTAGTGGGGGCCGTCCAGGAACGCGGACTTCTTCGCCGCCTTGCGCGCGGCCACGTAGGCGTCCACCGCGCGCTTCGCGCCGCCGGGCGACATGTCGTTCAGCGACACCCAGGCGCCGCCCCAGCGGATGGCCACGCCCAGCTCGACGGCGGCCTGGCGCATGGCCTCGGCGATGGGGTAGATGAGCGGCCATTCCCAGCGCGGCATGCCGCCGGCCCAGGGCACCAGGTCCACCGCGCGGCCGTAGCCCTGCGGCCCCTTCAGGTGCCGGCTGTCCATCGTCTGGCTGGCGCCCTTGCGCACGTATTCGCGCTGGGTCTCGATGCTGCGCACGCCCTCCAGCACGGTGAAGTCCTGGGTGGTCAGCTGGATGGCGCGGTGCACCACCTTGACCAGGTCAGGGTGGACGCCTACCAGGCGCTGTTTCGACTTCGTTCCCAGCTGATACATGGGCCGGCCCCCTCGGTTGTGGTGGCGGGCATGGTCACCGCCTGGGGCCATCGGGGCTAGGTGCGGGTGCCCGCAGCGCGCGCCAGGCGTTCGTCGCGGTGGCCCATCGCGTCCAGAACGCTGTTCACCTGGCGCCGGCTCACGCCGTAGGTCTGCGACAGCCAGCTGATGCTGCGGCCGCGGCCGAAGTCCTGCCGGATGGCGTCGTTCCGCATGTCCACTAGGTAATTCCGTTCGGCCGGCAGGTCCAGGTCGGTGCCGCCGTACTGCGCGGCGATGGCGCGCGCTGCCTCCCAGCCGATGGTGAAGACCAGGGCGTGGTCTTCGTGGACCTCGGCCGGCACCTTCAGGCGCCGGCCGAGGTCTACGACGGCCACGCCCCGGTCTTCTCCATCCGCTGGGCGGCGGGCGCGCGAAGGGGAGGGCCGAAGTGCCCGACGCCCACGCGCTCGCCGTCACCACCGGCTCA